CTCGTCTATTGTCTGTGCCCATATCTGCGGACAGCACACTCTTCCCATCCGTCTCCAAGTGCGACACCGCCATTGCTCATCTCACCCCTTTCCGACGAGAGCATCTTGTCACCCTACTCCCGGATGTTCGATCGTGCCAACAATTCGCCCCTGGGAGCGTCATTGGGGCCATTTCATCACGACATGAGTTTTGTTTTTGGGGAAACCAAGCAGTCTGGCGACTTGCTCACCTCATTCGCACAGGATCGCTTGGAATCAGCTTCCAGCATTCCCAGACAACAAGACATGCATACAACCAAGCAGTGGAACTCTCAGCAGCCTTCGCCGACGGTAGTCGTCTCAACTCAGGTAACATTCGTGCACGCACACAAGCGACAGCCCTCACCACAAAGAAATTTGAGCTATACCACGCTGCAGCAGCCATTGAGCGCATTTGGCAGCTCGGGAAAAGTGGGGGCCACCAAGCCGCAGTCACCAACTTCTGTCGTCAGCACACTCGGTACATCAACGCAATCGATCCTAGTAAGTCCACCAAGAAAGCAATTACGGAATACATTATCAAAGCCCATCGGGATTGTCCACAGCTCAAGGTCTCTGAAGTCATCGCTCCACGGTCTGGGTCAAAGATCGTAAAGGCGTTCAGACATCATGACCTCTTGCTCATATCAGTCACGGATCGCTATCACTCAAAGTCTCACCTCGGTCAGTTTAGTGCATTCTACTGGTTACGAGAGCGAGATGTGCAGGACTTGCTGTTCACGTTGCGAAGTCAGGCATACTGGGAGGTTTATGTAGCAGCTCGCCAACAGGATTGTATGCGCTCCAAGCATGCAATCCAGTATCAGTGGGTATGCCAACAATTCCGTGACGCCATTACAGAGGTACTTGAGGGTGCTGGATACCATTATGAGGGTCGTAACAAGGTAGGAGTATGGTTTGACACGCTCGCATGGCAGTATATGGCCTGGTTAAGTGGCAATCCAGTAATCGACCATCAAAGCGTCATGGCCAAGAAAGCGTTCGAGAAGCTACCATCATGTATGCCCAGTACATCATGGTTACTCTCGGTACTCAAACGTACGCCCGTGGACATTGCCGTTGATCTCCTCGGTACATCGAAGATCAGCATCTATCCCGAAGTATGCCCTTTCTCCGTAGTGTCTGAGCAAAAAGCACTCCATAGGAACCGACATCAGACCAACTGGAAGGAAGGCAGTGATGAGCACTTGGCACGAGAGGAGTTGAAGGTCTACATGCG